TCTGCCCTACAAACCTAACCTGCGGATGGTATTTTTTGACAATCTGTACTTCATCTTTTGAAATCAAAGCCTCACCATTCTCATCAAATCTGACAAAATATTCTTCAGTGTCGGGGCGGTAAAGTCTACCCCGACCGAAGATTTTAATGTTTTTTACCTCTTGTTTATCTACCACAATATTCCTCCTTTCTTAATATCTTTTTATTTTTATAATTTTTTGTTTTCTTATGACATTCTTCACAAAGAATAATGCCATTGTTTATATTCCATAGTTCTTCACATTCTATTGCCTCTTCTAAAGTCGTTATTTCATATTTTTGTAATATAGAAGAGAGGCTCTTAATATGATGAGCATGAAGTTCAACGCCAACTTTGCCACATTCTTGGCAAGTAAATTCATCTCTTGTAAAAATATCCGAACGCCATTGTCTATATTTAAAATCAGTACGAATTTGTTTATCAAGTGGAGTAATTCCACCCTTCCAATTAGAACTATTTTCCCCTTTTAGAGCTTCACTGATTTTCTTCTTTGTTTCTTCTGAAGGGCATATACCTTTGTTGGCTTCACTTATTTTTCTTCTTGTTTCCTTTGAAACAATATGCCCTTTCATGGTCTTACTAAATTTTCTTTTAGCCTCTTCAGATTTTGGAAGACCTTTATGAGATTCACTCATTTTTCTTTTAGATTCTTCTGAATGATGTTTATTAAGCCACCAATTAACCTTTCCTTTATGTGCTTCACTCATCTTTTGTCTTGTTTCTTCTGAGAATGAGATACCTTTATTCCAAGGGATATTTCCTTCTTTAAATTTCATGATTACTATCCCTCCTTTAATTTTTACTAAATTCAATAACTTTTTTACCGTCATCCGGCATTTCCGGACAGTTATAAAACCGCTTGACAAATTCTCTATCGTTATTACTAAATCCTCTAAACCGCTTAAAGTGTTCAGCCATTTTGCGATAGTCATTATCGGTTAACAAAACTTCCGTATATGCCTTTTCAATCTTTAATAACACTTCTTCAATTTCCATTAATTCCAACCCGTTTAACTGCAGGGTCGGATGGGTTAACACGTTAATTAGAGTCTGCTTGAATGGATAGGTTACAACCTGAAAAATGCCCTGCTGATTTTTAACCGAAAAAGTATAATCTTCTAAACTAAGTTTTCTCATGGTTATATCTCGATAATCTTTTCAAGTTTTGCTAATATAACCGGCTTTATTTTGATATCGCCAAGCGCTTCAAGTTTAATCGGCTTAAAATCTATCTCAAATTCTTCTTCAGCTAATAACAGAAATTCCTCATTAAAGGCATTTATATCAGGTACATCGTATTCGTTGATAGGTTTACCGTCTTTATCCTTCTTATATACAGGCTTGCCTTCCTTGTCTTTCTTTGCATGTTTAATAGCTAAATTTACCCTTGCCTTTTCAAAAGATTCTGTTTCCTGAGTTAATTTTGTTAAAAAGCGTGCCAGCCAATATGCAGGTTTAACCGGTAATTCAATCTGTAAAATTTCCTTCAATCCCTCGTTAATAAATCTTATTTCTCCAGCCTTAATTTTCATTTACTTAAATCCTCCTTTTTTATTTGGTGGCGGTTTAAGGTTCACCGCCAACCTTTATTTTGTTTAACTATTTAGTTTAACTTGCTCCAGTTTCTTTTAGTAAAATGTCATAACCTACGCCGCCAACAGATATTCTTAATCCATGAGTTGCAGCAGTAGCAGTAGTAGCATGGAACAGACCTCCAACACCTTTAGTCAATCCATTGATAGCAAACAGGAATCCGTCAGTATCAAAAGTAGTGGCAGCAGCGTCATTGACAGCCATATAAATTAGACTTGTCTGCGCTCCGCATACGCCAGCAGCACCCATGTTAAGTTCAATTTCAAAAGGAGCGTATGTTCCGGGAGTAGTTCCTGCGGATAAAGTCATCTCGGCAACAAGAGCAGAACCTAACCCGGCAGTCCTACCAGCAGCACCATAAACTACTTGAGCCTTTAAGGCATTAGACCAGCCACCCAGAGCCACGTTGGTTGTCATATAGAAGAGTGATCTTCCGCCGACTTGACCTGCACCAGTCATAGTAGTAGATACTACGACAGGTTCAAGAGAAGTCCCGGCATTAGTAGATGCACAGGTAGTATAGATACCTAATACTTTCTTCCCATCGAAAACAATAGAAGTCGGACTTCCTGAAGTACCCATTTCAATCCAAGCATTAACGAACTCTAACCGGTCATCTGATTCGTCCCATAAGAGATAACTTCCATCAGTAGCGCCAAACAGTTTGACATCGTGTCCAGTATCATTTACGCCGACCGTTAAAGCTCCTATAAGGGTTGAAGCACCAGTTATTTTAGAAGTTCCTACAATAACCATTCCGCCATTGGTATCGACATTCTCGTCCCATAACCAGTAATAGCCTGAACCGGCTCCGTAAAACTTCACATCGTGTCCGGTATCATCAACACCTACGGTTAGAGTTCCTACGATTGCAACAGTCCCGGTAATAGCTGCAGCCCCTGTTAAAGTTAAACTTCCAACCTGAACTACACCGTCAGCGTCCTCATCCCATAACCAGTAAGAGCCGGCAGTTGCACCGTAGAATTTAACATCATGCCCGGTATCATTAGCGCCAACGATAACCGTTCCTATGATGGTCAGTCCGCCGTTAGTATCCTGATTTTGATCCCAGAAGAATTTATATCCGGTTGTTTCAGCATAGAAAATAACGTCATGGCCGGTAGCGTTTACCCCAATGGTTAAAGCGCCTATCATGGTAGTGGCACCGGTTATGCCAACTGCGCCTGCAATAGTAACTGCCCCAGTAAGAGCAGAAGTACCGGTTACAGCCAAAGCGCCGGTCATAGTTAGAGCGCCAACCTGAATAACCTCATCGCCGGACGCATCCCACATCCAGTAGCTTCCTGCGGTTGCTCCGTAGAATATAACGTCATATCCTGTATCGTTTAACCCAACGGTTAAAGTACCAAGATAGGTATATGCTTCGGGTACAACGGTAGAACCAAAGGTGATAGAACCGGAGACGGTTAAGTTCCCGGTAATAGCTACAGTAGTGGCAACGATATCAACCGTGTCTGTTAGTGCAGTGTATGTCCAAGATGATCCAAACAAATATTCTAAATCTTCTCTAAGTCGGGGATTCCTTAATCGAGTTAAATCCATTATTTATGCCACCCCCTAACTAGTTGCTAGGCCGGTCATTGTGATATGCATCCATTCGGGACCATAATCAAGGCCTAACATGGTAAACATTTGACCTTCTTCAGCAGCTCCGACCTTTGCCAAGTCCTCATAGAATAATGCGGGTTTACCAGGTACAGGACAAAATACTGGGGTACATACAGCAAGGTCAGCAATTAAGATAGTATCGCTAGATAAATGTGGATCAAGCACGATACCCATTTCTCCAAAGTCAGTTAGTATGGTTTTGATAGCCAATCCGCCATAAGTTCTGCTTTCCGGAGCATAGCCGTAGATGTCAGAAAATTTAGTCATATTGAACGCTCCACAGAATATAACCGGTTTAATGAATTTTGCACCATTGCTATATCCGTCAACTAAAGCAGCATTAAACAACGCTTTAGTCAAAGTAGCTCCACCTTCTGCTGTGGTGTTTGACCCAGCTTCTGATACGGTAACAATACCTTGTGAAGTAAATGCGGTAGCTGAAGTCGCATAAGCAAGATAAGCGCCATGCAGGAATACATATTCAACATCTCTCGCAATCTTCTGTAGGGTAACCATAATCTGCCAATCTTTCTCACTCATTACAGAATTCTGTTTCCCGCCGATGTTTAATCCGGATAACTGACCCATAGTAGCTATTTTGACATAAGATAAGTCAACGCTCTCTTGAAATATCTGAACAGTATTAACTTCCTGTCCTCTGGTAAAGTTACCTGGGGCAGGGGGTCCGGCAGCGGCAACGGCCTCACTAATACCCGGCTGAGAAACTGCGGTTATTGCATACTCACTTGTAATTGGGAAAGTTAACGCTTTAGTAACTTTAGCGCCATTAATACCTCCAATCATAGATAAAAATGGGGTCTGCTCTCTTGAAGCAGTAAATAATTCACCTGAATAATTCGGCAGGGTTTGTAAATAACCTGTAGCCATAATTTATTAACAACTCCTTAAATGTTTTTATTTTTTAGTTTCATTAGCACCCTCATATTTCTGTCGTTTTAGTGCTATCGATGTCTTAAAATCACTCTTATCCTCTGCCTCTCTTATTTGGGCGTCTAAGTCTTTAGGTTGTGGAGTTCCTTTATCACTTTCCGGTATATGTCCGGGTGAACCAACAATCTTATCTTCTCCAAATAAATAGGCATCAGAATCTTTTAATGCTTTCAGTTGGTCGGAAAGTCCGGTTATCCCTTTATCGTCAACCGTGATTTTATCCATGTCCAGCAGTGCCGAAATAGCTTTGATATTCTTGCCTTGCTCGTCTTTGATGGCGTTTTGGATGGCAAAACTTTTGTCTTTTGCTTTAATAGTTGCCTGATAATCAAGGTCTTTCTTTTCATTGTCAGCCCTCAAATCCTTTATAGTATTTTCAAGCTCTTCATTACCTTTTGCCTTTTTCTCTATCTCTTTTAACTGCTTCTTATACTCGTCAAGCTGTTCTTTCTGCTGTTTAACTTCTTCAAGTTTAGAATTGAATTTATCAATAGGCACGTACTTTCCTTCGTCAAGTTTTATTAGCTTCACATCACCAACTTTTGCTTTGACCTCATCTGTGTAAAGGTCACCAAGTAATTCTTTCAATACATTTGACATACTTCTAATCTCCTTTCGATAAGTTTTTTCGACAGGTTACCGTCCTGCTTTCGAAATGCTTCAGTTTTTAGCCTGAACTTTTAGCGGCCGTTATAAACAAAAAAAAGAGCGTCTCAAACCAAGATTTTACTCTTGATCAAAGACGCTCTAGGCGTTCTCAGACTTATTTAGTTTTTAGAAAATGTTTAGGCGATGGATTTTTGGGGTCGGTTCCCCGCCATCCACGACCTTGCCCTTATAATCGAGTCTAGCTCCCTATAAGTGACTTGGCTTTTTGCGCCTATAATTTACATAAAAATAATCAGCTAATTTAAACAATGCAATTTTAAATTGCCTCATATCGTAAAAAACAATAGTACCAGTTTTTCCATTGTATTCAACGGTACTACATATATAATTATCGTTATGTTCCATATTTTGTAAAAAGGGTAAAGTAATATCAGTTTCAATATTCATTATTGCAGATTTATATAATTCATGTTTTGCAATTTCATAATAATGATTCATATATGCGTGTACCCCTATTACTAATTATAACATACTTTTAACTATCCTGTCAATATTCCTCTTCGCCCATGCTATCCAGCAGCTTCTCGTCTATCTTAAATGATATGCCGACCTGCCCTGCCTTTGTTGACATCCTAAGCGTGCCGACATACTTGCCCTTGTAATAATAATGGGTATCGTCAGGGTCAAGTGCGGATGTAATCGCCTTGACATCACACTTATAATATACGATTTGTTTAGGATATTTAGGGTCAAGGATTGCCATGATTATTATTTGTTAATTATTTCAGATGGGAAGTATTTTTGCTCGATATCCCATGTTAAACTACTTCCATACATATTTTCTACTTCCCTAAACATCTTCTCAAATGCACTACCTCGCATAAGAAGGGTTATAACTTCGTCTAACCCACAATTAAAAATACGCAATGCCCTTTGTATTTCTTCGTTTTGTCCATTATAATTATAATTTTGTTGGTTTTTACAAAATTCTATTGCTTCTTCAGTATTCATTATTTCTCCTCCTTAATTAATATTATATACTAATCTCCCAGCGGATTCAAGTAAGCATATTCATTCTTTTCCCGCCATTCATCAAAGGTCATATCTTCCGGTACTTCCACCCACTCATCACCGACTTTAGCGGCTCTCGTGCCTTTGTGGCTTTGACCCATTTCTGGTATAGTCGAGCATCTGCACAGTGGATGGATCGGCGGGTAATTCTCACCAACCGAAGCATCAGACATCTTAAATACCTGCCCGTCAAGCTGTTCACATATTGGACAGGTAGTTTCTTCCATTGTTGCTAAAAATTGATATTTATCTATATCAGCTTCATTATAACCATCAAGATGAGCCTGATTCATAAAATGGCTCGTTTCGGTCTTGACTAATACCCCAGCCTGCCTATACGATACATCCATCTTATCAGCTAAATTCTTAATCATCTTATCGTATGGTTGACCCTGCACCAACCCTTGTGTCATTGTCTGCTTCAGGTTGCGGTATAGCTTGTCTTTATTATCCCAAAGTCTATCTGAGAAGTCTGCACCACTCCAGGGATAAGCCAGAATTTTTGCCAGTGCGTTACTATTGAGCGGCGTAAAGGTAAACTCCATGCCGCCCTTGCCTAAATCGAATATGCTATTATAAAACTCATCTTGATAGGTATTGCCGAATAATACCTTCATTTCTTTATTCTGCTTTAGCCATAACTTTGTCAGGTTAGGGTCTATATTAGTCATTAGTTGCTTTACATAAGCAGCCCGATAGACACCCTTGCCAGTTTTCATATATTTGGCATAGATTAAAGCCATCTCTTTTTGCAGTTGGTTATAATTAGTGACATAGGCCTTGTGTATCGCTTTCGATACATTATCAGCATTTTGCCAGTATTTAGTTGACCGCAAGGCTGTCCGCTTCTGCCAGTAAGTATTAAATTCGGGTTGGTTCATTTAGACACCTTTCTAATTTTAACAATAAAATTATCGCCCATAACTTGATGTAATCCAGTAGATAATCTATCAGTTTCTTTTTCCGTAAGACCATAATGGTTATACATGCCATCTATTGCATGCATAATTTCATGATAAACAGTCCTTTCAATGTCTGTTTTTGATCGTAATTTTCTCTTACTTTCCTTTTTGGGTTGAAAATATTTACATACTCTTATTTTTTGAGTGATAAAATCGCATTGACCTAATATCCCTTCTTTATTGAGATATTTGTCATCATAAAATGTTTTATGGTAATGTCCGGCTACCTTTAATTTTTTACCAATTATATCTAATATTGACATCTTACCCCCTTCATTTTATGAATATAAATAATATTATTGACATCGCAAATATACTAAAATAGCCGATTATCAGTTGCCAGAACATCTATTCTCCCTCTTCTTCGTTTTGATTATTATCGTTCCCCGGTAAATTCTGATTATTATTCCCATTCCTCACACTCCCGCCATAAGCGTCTACCTCAGCCTTTTCCTCTTTTTCCATCTGCTCTATTTCGGCCTTAGCATCCTCAACGAATGGGTTATTAGCGACTGCAGTTGCCTTTGACATAAACGGAGCCATTAATACGACATTCTCGCATAGCTCTTTGGTGTTGTAGATAGTTGATTTGTTTATAACAAAGCCAAAATCTTTATAATCATAGCCCAGTTTTTTGACTCGGTTAACATACTCACACACAAACCAGGTCAAATCTTCAAAGGCCTTCTTTAGCTTTCGGATAAGTGTATTAGCTTTCATATCAAGGCCGGTAAACAATATTTTTAAGGCTACTCCACTGGTATTATCGACCAGTTTATTTAGGTCAACACCCTGGCCAATCGAATATATTTTATTATCAAGTAATTCTAACATCACCTTCCGAGCCTCGACCGGTATCTCCAGCCGTTCAGGTTCAGCCCCTGCATGCTCATCAGCTTCAAGTTTAATAGCTTTAAAAGTAATGAGGTTCTTCATAAACTCGCCTAAGTCAGTTCCTTCATAGCCTTTTAATACCCAAATAGCGGTCTGTATATCATGGATATCGTTTAAGAAGCCGCTTGTAACAGCGTCATAGGCGTCAATATACCGCTTAATCGGCTCTAAATCTGTGGTCTGTTTGCTGTTGTTATAGAGCAATATAAACGGCACTTTACCCCAGCCTAAACCAGATTTCTTGTTTTTATTAGTCGTGTTATAGGTTAAGAAATGGGGAGCCGGGTTCGGGTTATAATTCACATCAATTTCATAATCGCCTTTTTCATTCTGCAGGTAATAGGTGACATCAACAGCGGTCCACCACTCCGCAGCGTAACGGGTCTCGGCTTCCTTAGAATTTTTGTTGAAAACCTGTACTTCATAATAGCGAATCACTTGGTTTATCTGCTTTTCGTGGTTGGTGTCATAGATGGGGATAATCTGCTCACTTGGTACAATCTCATACTTAAACAGGCCCTCGGTGTCGATAAAGCAATGCACGGTTTCCCATGCCTTGTTACTCGCCCCGACTATCCAGTCATTCACGGTGTCCTCAAAGTTCTCGCCCAGCACTTCATTGATGTTTTCGGTCATCTCATCTTTTACCGTTTCGGCTTTGGTTTTGTCTTTGACCTCTAACACAACAGGATTACCGACAATATACGAGGCCTTTTGGTCAACTAATAGCTTTTGAAAGTTGTTGGTTACATGCCGATTGCTTTTCATGGTGTCGATATATTCTACGCTGTCAACCGTGTATTTACGGAAGTCCTCATCTAATATATCAGGCTCATTACCGTAATAGTCGACCCCTTCAGCCATTTTGGCCTTGACGGGACTTTCAAGGTCAGCCTCGATTAAATTCTTTAACACTTCCTCCTTAGTAAAAGCACCTGATTCTATTTTCTGAAGGGACTCGTTAATCATATAAACAACACTTCCTTTAATTTACTTTAAAAAACTAATCGCCGGACGACATACATCTTCTTTTAGCCCTGTTACTGTATCTGGTCCATCGTCATGCAAATTGTCTCCCGCTTTCATATAACTTGTAAGGTTAATCATAAAGCGGTCATATTCCGAACCTGCCTTGTAATCACTTCTAAACACAAAGTACTCTTTTATATATGCAGCGGCCATGAGTATGCGGGTTTCCTTATTCCTTGTCGTCACCTTTGTTTTGACTAAGCATCTTGAACCCTCGTCAGTCAGTATCCGCTTAACGCCCCTCGC